TAGCAATTAAATCATTAGAACAACAAATAGTAAACGCAACTAAAGATGTAAGATACCCAGTTGATGCAAGTGGTGTTGCAATAAATAGATTTCGTAATCCACAAAATATTGGAAAAATATCATTAGGTAATATTGGAGAAAAACTACTAACAGAAATATCAGTTGTTAAACAAGAGTTAGATGATCTTGCAGATAAATACAACATTCCAAAAATAAGAGGGATAGTAAAAACAAGAACTACTGCTAGATCAATTATGTCAATGGGAGATGGTAAGTTAAATGTAAATCTAACTAAATCTGAAAATTTACAAAGATATAGAAATTTTTATCTTGAAAAATTAAAGGTAACAGATGTTAATTGGAAATTTGGAGATAACCCAGTCAATAGACCATACAATGCCTTTATTTATTTTGACAATCAATTAGATCAATTAAGAAATGTTATGTACCACGAGTTTGCTCATCATGTTCATCAAATGAAAGGGGTAACTGCAACAACAGCAAATTATGGAACTAGATTTACACCGGTTGTAGAAGAAAAACTTAAAACAATAACTAGCAATTTAAGAAAAAGTGCAACAAGATATGGAGACAAAGACCCTTACGAATGGTTCGCAGAAAACTTTAGTCTTTATGAAATGAAAAGAACAGACTTGGTAGACCCACAATTTATTAAATTTATAAAGGAGATATAAAATGACACCAATAAAAGAAGCAGAACTAATAATACAAAAAAAAACACTAACTTTAGAAGATTACAATAGATTTATTGAGTTAGGAAAGTTAATAAAAGATGAAGAATCTAAATTAGAGTATGATTGGTTATGTGAAGGTATTGAAATCAGGTTACCAGAAATAGCACAGATAACTGGCAATTACGATTTCGTAAAAACTTCCGATCTATAAAAATATCCTAATACTGTTGCATTTTTACAATTATCTTGATAATTGACTAATATAACAATATAGAAGGAGAACAAACAATGAACGACCAAGTAAAAAAAGAGTCGGTTGAGAATACAGCATCTCAAGACAATGCTGGAGTCAATGAAGTTTCTAACAATCAAGATGTTGAGAATAAAGTTTTTTCAGCAGATCAACTTGAACAGATTGTTCAACGTAGATTAGAACGATACAAGAAAACAGTATCTAATAAACTTGATGGTATTGATATTGAAGAAGCTAAAAAACTACTTCAAGAAAAAAAAGACAAGGAACTAGAAATCGCTAAACAACGTGGCGAGTTTGATAAAGTTCTGAAGGAGACAGTATCAAAAAAGGATTCAAAAATTCAATCGTTGGAATCTGAATTAAAAAGGATTCGTATAGACGAAACATTAGTCAATGTAGCTAGTGGACTGAAAGCTGTTAAACCAGCAGAAGTTAAACAGTTACTTAGAAATAATGTTAGACTATCTGAACAAGGTTCTGTTGAAGTTATCAACGAAGATGGAACTCCTAGATACTCAGACAAAGGCGACCCAATGTCAGTTAATGATTTGGTAAGCGAATATTTAAAAAACAATCCTCATCATGTGATGGCTACTCAAAGTGGTAGTGGTTCACAAAGTAAGATTGGTGGAAATTCTCCCAAATCCGTTACAATGGGTGATCTTGATTTAAGTAATCCGAATGACAGAAAATTATATGCTGAAATGAGGAAACATAGAGATCAGGGTAATTTTAAAATGAAAATAACAACTAACAACAACTAACTAAAATAAAAACATGGCTAATGAATCAACAAGTTCAACATTAAGTGAACTGTTTACAAACATAACACAAGAAGCGATCTTTACATTCCAAGAAACGTCTGTAATGAGACCACTTGTAACTCTTTACCCAATCGTTGGGTCAGGAAAAACAGTAGAAGTACCAGTGTACCCTACTATCAGTGCTTCAGCAGTAAACGAAGCAACTGACTTATCAAACACAGCAGTAAACCCAACTTCAGCTACTATTACAGCTTCGGAAGTTGGCGTGATGACAACTTTAACGGATCTTGGAGCAAACTCAGCTTCTAGAAATGTTGGTGCTGACATTGGTAAATTATTCGGCGAAGCGATTGCTAAAAAAGTAGATACTGATTTAGTAAATCTATTAGACGATTTTGCATCTGCTAACGATCAAGGTGGTGCAGGAACTGAATTGACTGCTGACTTGCTTTTCAAAGCACAAGCAATCTTAAGAACTGCAAACGTACCAGCACCTTATTATGGTGTGTTTCACCCTAAAGCATTATTCAACTTGAAAAAGACTTTAACTCAAGCTGGATATGTTGCATCAACAGCAACTGCAATATCGGACATTGGTAACGAAGCATTAAGAAACGGATATATCGGCAGAATCGCTGGTATTGATGTATTTGAAAATGCTAACATTACTATTGATGCTTATGATGATTCGTATGGTGGAGTATTTCACCCTGCATCATTAGGACTTGCTATGAAAGAAGAATTTAAAGTTGAATCTCAAAGAGATGCTTCTTTAAGAGCAACTGAATTAGTAGCTTCTATCGTTTACGGAGTAGGTGTTATTAAAGACACTTATGGAGTAACTGTAAGAACTGATACAGCACTTTAATTAAACTTCGGTGGGGTGTAAAAGCCCCACCACTTAACAAGATTATACTATGGCAAATTTTTCTACCGATTCAGATTTAACAGTTTACCAACCAGATATTTTAGGATTTGGAATAGCATCATTCACATCACCAACAGATTACCACGCATTCGCAAGAGCAGATATTGAAAGAGATTTAAGAATTAGATGGTGGCCGGTGTATGTAAAACAAACTTATAGAGATATATCTTTATTAAACACAACTGAGATGAACGGAACATTAATAACAGATGCACAGTTTAAAAGATTATCTGTTTATAAAGTAATTGGATTTTATTGTTGTCCACAATTAACTAAATTTAACTCAAATGATAACCTTGATAGATTTCAAGTAATGATGAAACATTATAAACAAATGTACGCAGATGAACTTGAAACTATTTTAAGAGATGGTGTTGAGTATGATGCTGATGATTCTAATACAGTAGCTGATGCAGAAAAAGCACCATATCATAGACTGCAACTTATCAGATGAAGATAACTGTTGAAGATAATTCTTTACAAGTTGCTAAGAACTTTGAAAAACAAGTAAGAGAACAACCACAAATAGTTAAGACTGCATTAGGAAGAACTGCTGAGTTCTTAATGGGTATTATTAAACAAAGAACATCAAGAGGAGTTAATGCTGATGGAAATGCTTTCCCAGCTTATTCAACTAAACCATATTTCTTTAACATTACTCCAAGATCAGCAAGTCCAACTTACAAAACATTTGAAGGTGGTTATAAAGAGTACAGAAGTTTTATGGGCAAACAAAGTAATAAAGTTGATTTAAACTTCTTTGGAAATATGCTTTCAAACATAACTCAGAAGTCATCACCGACAGAAGCTATTATATATTTTGCAAGTAAATTTGAAAACACAAAAGCATTAGGAAATCAAAGAAAAAGAAAATTCTTTGCAATAGGACAAAGAGAACAACAACCTATTATGAATGTATTTATGAAAGAATATAACAAACTATCTAAAATCTAATGAGCAAAAGAGAAGATATAGCATCTAATATAGTAACAGCAATTTCAACCGGTACATCACCAATTACTTTAAAGAAGGTTACTAGAGAACCATTTAATGTTGATGAATTATCTGAACAACAATACCCAGCTTGTTTTGTTCAATCTGGCAACGAAACTAGATCAGATCAAACAATAAGTTTTTCAAGTGCATTAAGAGAAGCAACTGCTGATTTTGTTATTGTTGGATATGTCAAAGGAACAACATCAAACATAGACACAAAACGTAATGAATTAATCACTACGATTGAAACAAGAGTAAATTCTGATAGAACAAGAGGTGGGTACGCAAAACAAACTCAAGTGGTAGAGGTTTCTACTGATGAAGGAGTTTTGTTCCCAATAGGTGGTATCAGAATGGTGGTGCGAGTTATGTATCAATACACTTCTGGCACACCTTAACATTAACAACACAAGGAAACAAACATGGCAACGCATACTGGCTCAGAAGGTTTAATTAAAGTTGGCACAACAACTGTTGGCGAACTTAGAAGTTATACTTTAGAGCAAACATCTGACACTATTGAAGATACTTCATTAGGTGATACAACAAGAACTTACAAAGCTGGTTTAAAAGGTTTTTCTGGTTCAGCAAGTTTATTTTTTGATGAAGCTGACGCAGGACAAATTTTATTAGTTGTAGGTGGCGAAATAGCAATTAAATTTTTCCCAGAAGGTGCAACTACTGGAGATAAATACTATGAAGGAAATGCAATAGTAACTGCTTATAATATATCAGCATCTTTTGATGGACTAGTAGAAGCTGAATTAACATTTACTGGTACTGGTACATTAACATTATCAACACAAGCATAATTAATTAGAAAAGGAAGAATATGAACGTAATAGATAGAGTGAAGGCACAATTTGAATCTTTAGGAATAAAAAAGATTGAGGTTGCTGAGTGGGGCGAGGAAGGCAAACCTTTAATAATATATTGTTCACCATTTACACTTGGTGAAAAAAGAAACCTATTTAAAGGTGCTAAGAATGATGATCTAGGAGTATTAGTAGATGCAATCGTTTTAAAAGCAAAAGACTCAGAAGGAAATAAAATATTTAAGCTAGATGACAAGCTAACATTATTGAATAATGCTGATGCAAATGTTATAGCTAGAGTATCAACAGAAATGTTGAATGGTGTTTCTTACGAGGAAGCTGAAAAAAAGTAAGAACTGATACAGAGTTATTTTCTATACTTGCTCTTGGTCAGGAATTAAACAAAAGTATGGAAGAAGTTCTCTTGCTAACCCAAGATGAATTTTATTATTGGATAGCTTACTTTAAAGTGAAGGCAGAAAAAGAAAAACTACACTATGGCAGATCAGCAACTAAACATAAAACTTAATGTTATAGACAATGCCACAAGAGCATTTACTGATGTAAAAAACTCAATCTTTAATTTAAGAAATGCTCTTATAGGAATCGGAATAGGTGCAGGTATAAAGGGAATACTAAATGTAGGTTCACAAGCACAAAAATTAAGAAATCAATTTTTATTATTATCCCCTTCAGTAGATGAAGGTAAAAAATCATTTGAAGCACTACAAAAATTTATAGCTTCTAGTCCATTAGAATCTGATTCAATAGAACGTGCATCTGAAACTGTTATTGCTTTTTCTAAAAACAGTAATGATTTAATTTCTAATTTAACAGCTATACAAAATGCTTCTATTGCTTTGGGTATTGATCTTGAAACTGTATCAAGAGAATTTTCGTCTTTGTCAAGAACAGGAATAGATGGTGCAAGGGAATTAAAAAGAAGAAATTTAGAAGAATTTTTAGGATTGCAAAATGGTGTTAAAGTATCGTCTGAAGAAATAGTAAGATTGTTTTTAAAGAAATTTGGAAAGGGTGGAGAATTTTCAAATGCTAGTGATGCTTTTGCCAATACTTTTGCTGGTGCTTCAAACAGATTTAGAAACTCATTTAAAAATATACAAGAATCTATTGCCCAAGCTGGGCTGTTAGATTTCTTTGCTGACTTAACAAATGTATTTACAAACTTTATAAGAAACAATCCTGAATTATTAGCTAAAATAGTTAGAGATTTTACTTTAGGATTAATTGAAGGAATAAAAGCATTTGCTAGTTTTAGCACAAGATTAATAACTTTAATAAAAGAACCATTTATATTAATAGTTAATTCTATTAAAGCTTTAGATGATTTAAGAAAACAATTTCCAGCAGTTGTAGGAGAAATAGGGATATTAGGATTTTTATTATTAGGAACTAGAGGAAAAGTTATAGCTATTATTATAGGAGATTTTTTAAGAAGATTAAACGATTTAAGAAAATTAGGTAACGACATATCAAAAGATGGTGAAGGTTCTTTAGAAGGTCAAAACTCTACATTGATTGAACAGTTTGATTTAGAAAAATTATTAGATGAACAATCTAAAAAAAGATTAGATACACAAAAACAAATTGAAGAATCCATTAATAGAACTAAAGGAAAGCAAGTTGAACAATTAACTACTTTAGAAAAAATAATTGAAAGATTTAAAGTATTAAATGATGAAGCATTAAAGAATTTACAAAACACTACTGAAGTTGTTGCACAAACTTTAGATCAAATATTAAAAGATATTTCACGAGGATTGGCAGAATTTATAATATTAGGAAAATCTCTTGGAGAAACATTTAAAAGTGCAGTACAAAATGCTTTATTAAGAATATTAGCAACTCAAATAGAAATTCTTTTAAGACTAGCTAGTCAAATATTCTTTGAGAAGTTAAAATCATTTGAAATATTTAGGCAAGTAGGTGGTTTATTAGAACAATTATCTATTGAGAAACTAATTACTAAAGAAAAACAAGCACAAGCTAATGCAAAATCTGGTAGTGGGGGTGGTTCTGTTGAAGGTCAAATAATTTCAGCTATCGTAGGTTCATTTTTTAAAGCTGAAGGTGGTGCTGTTACTGCTGGGACTCCATACACAGTAGGGGAACGAGGTAGAGAATTATTTGTACCTAACACAAGTGGAACTATTGTGCCTAATCACGATATGGGTAGTGGAACTAATATAACATTTAATATTCAAGCAAATGATGTTAGAGGTATTAGAGAATTATTAATTGATAACAGAGCAACTATAATTAACTTGGTTAATCAAGGTGCTAATGCAAAAGGTAGATCAAACGTAGTATGAGTGGAACATTCCCATCAAGCCCAGCACCTAGAGATGTAGCAATAAGCACAAATCAAAATACTATTGTAACTACAACAGCTTCTGGCAGACGACAAGCAAGACAAATAGATGCACAGAAATTTAGATTAAGACTTAGATTTCCTATTATGACTAGAACTGAGTTTTCACCTATTAATGCTTTTGTATTAAAACAAAGATCACAGTTTGAATCTTTTACTTATTCTCCACCAACTATATCTTCTCCATTAGGAGTTGCTTCAGGAGTTATATCAGTTAATGGTGCGATTAGTGCAGGTGCTACAACTTGTTCAATAGATGGTATGGCTAACAGCACAACAGGAGTATTTAAAGCTGGAGACTATTTTAGATTTACTGGTCAAACTAAAGTTTATATGGTTATGGCAGATGTATCATCTAATGGTTCTGGTGCAGGAACATTAACATTTGAACCACCATTAAGAACTGCTGTATCTGACAATGCAGTTATAATTTATTCTAATGTAGATTTTACAGTTGGATTAACTGGAGATATTCAAGAGTTTAATATTAGCACAGAAAATTATTTCCAATACGAAGTTGATCTTATAGAGGTACTATAATGACAAGATCATTAACTGCTGGTGTAATAGCAGAATTAGCTACAAACAAACTAAATCCAGTAGAACTTATTTACTTAGGTATTAGTACAGGAACATATTACACAGATCATTTTGCTAACTTAACTTTTAATGGCAACACATATACATCATCATCATTATTCTTAGGTAGTTCTGAGGTGCAGGAAACTGCTGACGTATCTGTAAACAATCTTACATTAAAATTCTCAGGTGCAGATACAACAATCATTAGTCTTTTACTAAATAACGACTACATGAATAAACCTGCTAATCTTTATAGAGGTTTCTTAGATGATAGTGGTGCTTTAATATCTGACCCATTTTTATTATTTGAAGGAAGAATAGCTAACTTCTCATTAGAAGAAAACGCAACTACATCATCAGTCAATATTATTATAGCTTCACATTGGGCAGACTTTGAAAAGATACAAGGAAGAAGAACATCTGAAAATTCTCAAAAGTTATTATTCTCAACTGACAAAGGTATGGAGTTTGCAAGTCAAACATCACAGAAGATTAAATGGGGTGTAGCTTAATGAGTGATTTAGATAGAGCAATACATATATTTAGACAGATGCCAAGATACGATAAATATACTTACGCACAAATAGCAGGAATGGTTTTACCACCACTTAACTTAGATCAATACCAAATACATAGAGTTGGAAAAGAAGATGTAGGATTTACAAGTTGGGCTTACATGAATGATATAGTTCAACAAAGATATAAAGTTAGTGGCAGATTAAAAGACAATGAATGGAATAGTGGAAAGAATATTTGGGTTATGTCTTTTGTTGCAAAGAGTCATGCTAAAGAAATAATGAGTTGGGTAAAAGAATACTTTAAACCAAAACTTGAAGTTAATGAATGTGTTAAATGGATTAGAATGTCAGAAGATAATCACATTTATAGAGCATCAGAAAAATACAAAAGAGGATTTCATATCTAATGCCAGAAGCAGTAGTAACAGCAATTATAACAACCATAATAACAACAGCAATAAGTTATTTAATTGCACCAAAACCAAAAGCACCAAGACAATCATCTAATGATGAAGTTAAAGGTATCTTAGTAAACAAAGACGCAAACAACAATCCAATACCTGTTGTGTATGGTCAAAGACAAGTTGGACTTACAAGAGTTTATGTTGAAAGTTCTGGTGCTGATAATCAATACCTTTATATAGCTGGAGTTCTTTGTGAAGGTGGTGGTGCTGGAATTGAAAGCATAGATGAAATTTATGTTGATGACAAACTAGTAACTTGGAGTGGTGCATTAACTGATGGAACATTAAGAACAGTAAATAGTTCAGATACTAATTTTTATAAAGATGGAACAAGCTTAATATCAGTTCAGGGATTTTATGGTTTAGATAATCAATCTGCATCTTCATTATTACAAGAACAAGCAAATTGGACTACTAATCATAAGTTATCTGGTCTTGCTTATTTAGCTATTCGTTTAAAATGGAATCAAGATGCTTTTAGTGGAATACCTGAAATTAGAGTTACATTAAAAGGCAAAAAGATATACGACCCAAGATTAGATTCTACTAAAGGTGGTTCAGGTTCACATAGACAAGATACAGCTTCTACTTGGGCTTACTCTAAGAACTCGTCTTTAGTTCTTTTAGACTATTTAAGAAATGGTAGATACGGAAAAGGTTTGCCTAATTCTGCATTTGAAACTAATTACGATTCATTTAAAACTTCTGCAAATACTTGCGAAACACAAGTAACACCTTACACAAGTGGAACTGACATTAACTTATTTGAAACACACGCAGTATTAGATAGTGAGAAAAAAGTAATTGATAACGTAAGAGAATTACTAGTGCCTATGAGAGCAATCTTTAATTACACTCAAGGTAAATACAAAGTTATTATTGAAGGTACTGGTTCATCACAATTATTATTAACTAAAGACAATGTTGTAAGTGAAGTTAAATTACAAGGAGAAAATAAATCTGAGAAATACAATAGAGTTGTAGGAACATTTACAAACCCTTCTAAAGATTATCAATCAGATACAGTTTCATATCCACCTTTTGATGACTCAGGATTAGCAGTAGAAGATCGTCATGCAACAATGTTATCTGCTGATAACGATACTTTACTTGAAAGAAGTTTTGATATGATTCATGTTACATCACCTTATCAAGCAGAAGAAATTTGCGAGAACATATTAAAAAGATCAAGAAATTGTTTAAAGGCAGAAGTAACTATTACTTCAGAAGGATTAAACCTAGCAATAGGCGATATAGTTACAGCTACTTATGATACAGCAGGTTTTAGTGCCAAACCATTTAGAGTTATGTCATTATCTATTAATGCTGACAGCACAGTTAATCTTGGATTAGAAGAACATCAAGATAATTTTTATACTTGGGAATCTAAATCACAAGTACCTACAATAAATGATACTGTATTACCAAATCCATTTTCTGTATCTGCACCAGCATCAGTAACTCTTGACGATCAATTAATAGAATATTCAGACGGAGTAGTTATTACTGCTTTAGATGTAACAATCGGTGCATCACCAGATAGCTTTGTAGATTACTACCAAGTTGAATACAAACTAAGTACAGATACCGATTACATTATTCATGGACAAGGAAAAGGATTAACTCAAAGAATATTAAACGTAGTAGATGGTTCTCTTTATAATGTAAGAGTAAAAGCATTTAATACATTAGGAGTTGGTTCTACTTATACTTCTGCATCAAGAACTATTATTGGTGGTATTGCTTCACCTGCTGATGTTGAAGATTTTTCTTGTAATATTATTGGAAGTGATGCTCATTTATCTTGGACACAAATACCTGATTTAGATTTAGCTTACTACGCAATTAGATTTTCTACATTAACAAGTGGTGCTTCTTGGTCTAACTCAGTTTCTTTAGTTGAAAAAGTTGCAAGACCAGCTACATCAATTACTGTACCTGCGAGAGTGGGTTCTTATTTAATTAAAGCAGTTGATAAATCTGGAAACTTATCTGCTAATGAAACAATTATTGCTACTAACATAAACACAATAGGAAACTTTAATGCTGTTGCTACACAAACTGAATCACCTACATTCTCAGGAACTAAATTTCAAACCTTAGTATCTGACGGAACTTTAAGATTAGATTCTTCAGAATTATTTGATAGTGCAACTGGCAATTTTGATTCAGCACCTTCATTCTTTGATTCTGGTATTACTTCTTTTGATTTATATTCTACTGGAAATTATGTATTTGCTTCTCCAATAGATATAGGTGCAGTTTATACTTCAAGAGTAACTGCTTCTATTACACAAACTTCTGATAACGCAGATGACTTGTTTGATGCAAGAACTGGAAACTTTGATGATGCTAGTTCTAGCTTTGATGGTGATACTCCTGCAAACTGTAATGCACATATTGAGATTGCTTTATCAAATGACAATATAACTTATACTTCATTTAGAAATTTTGTAGTCGGTGATTACACAGCAAGATATTATAAATTTAGAGTAGTATTAACTTCTTTTGATTTAAGTTCTACTCCAGTTATTAGTGCTTTGTCAGTAAGTATAGATATGCCAGATAGAATATTTAGTGGAAATGATATTACTTCAGGGACTGGCACTTATAATGTTGTCTTTACTAATCCTTTTTATTCAAATTCTTATGCAGTAGGAATAACAGCACAAGGATTAAACACAGGAGATTTCTTTACAATTTCAAATAAAACTGTTAATGGTTTCAATGTTGCATTTAAAAACAGTAGCAACACAGGAGTTACTAAAACTTTTGATTATTTAGCTAAAGGATATTAGATAGAATATGGCACAACACGATTATAACATAGCAAATCAGGGTTTCCCTGCATTTAGAACAGATTTAAACAACGCACTATCAGCAATTCAAACAACAAATTCAGGAACATCAAGACCAACTGGTGCTGTCGCTGGTCAGCTTTGGTTGGATACAACTTCTGCAACCACACCTACATTAAAATATTATGATGGTGCTGACGATATATCTTTAGCAACTATTGACCACTCAGCTAACACAGTAAATTGGTTAGATTCAACAGTATCAATTACTGGACTATCAACTACTGCAACAGGAACAGTTTTAACACTTTCAGATTCAGCAACTACATCAACAGTAAATTTAATTATAGACAATGACAAAGAGATTCGTTTTAGAGAAGCAACAGCGAATGGAACAAATTATGTTTCATTATCAGCACCAGCTTCTTTATCTGCTGACTTAACTTTCACATTACCTTCTGCTGACGGAACAAATGGACAAGTATTAAGCACAAATGGTTCTGGTGTATTATCTTTTATAACTCCTTCTGCTGGTGTAGCTTTTCAATCTGCAATTAAAACTTCTGGTTTTACTGCTGTTGCTGGAGAAGGATATTTTTGCAATACAACATCATCTGCCTTTACAGTAACTTTACCAGCTTCACCAAGTGCAGGAAATCAAATAGCAATAGTAGATTACGCAGGAACTTTTGCTACAAACAATATTACATTAGCACCAAATGGAAATAAAATTAATGGTTCAACAGACAATAGAGTTTTAAATACAACTAGAGAAGGTGTAATTATAACTTATATAGATAGCACTCAAGGTTGGGTAGCATCTTCTGGAGTTAATGAAGGAACAGTTGCTTTATCTCCACCACCTTATACAGTAGATTTTTTAGTAATAGCTGGAGGAGGTTCAGGAGGTTCTCATTTTAGAGCAGGGGGGGGTGGGGCAGGAGGATATAGAAATTCATATTCAACAGAAACTTCAGGTGGTGGAGGAAGTAGTGAAGCAAGTTTATCATTTTCAACAGGAACAGTTTATACAGTAACAGTAGGTGCTGGAGCAACTAGTAGTTCTAGTGGGCTTAGAGGAAATAATGGTAACAATTCATCAATCTCAGGAACAGGAATTTCAACAATTACATCTACTGGTGGTGGTGGAGGTGGACTTTATGATGAGAATCCTAATTCAAATGGTATTTCTGGTGGTTCTGGTGGTGGTGCTGGAAATAGTGAGGGTCGCCCAAGTGGATTAGGAGGTAGTGGAACAGCTAATCAAGGTTTTGATGGTGGTAGTTCACAAACAGCAGGTGTTCAATTAGGTGGAGGAGGAGGTGGTTCTGGTGCAGTTGGTTTTAATGCTGGAAGTTCAGGAACTGGAGGAACTGATGGTGATGGTGGTGCAGGTTTAGCTTCTTCAATAACTGGTTCTTCAATTACAAGATCAGGTGGAGGAGGAGGTGGAAATTATGGTGGAAGAAATGTTACAGTAGGTGGAACGGGAGGAGGTGGGGCTGGAGGTTCTGGTTCTACACCTTATCAAAATGGAGTTGCAGGAACAGCTAATACTGGTTCAGGTGGAGGAGGTGCTAGTGGAGACCCTTCAACTGGTCAAGGTGGAGCAGGTGGCTCAGGAGTTGTGATACTTCGTATGCCGACAGCAAGTTATTCAGGAACTACAACAGGTTCTCCAACAGTTACAACATCTGGTGCAGATACAATATTAGTATTTAATTCATCAGGAAGTATAACAGGATAATATATGGCACACTTTGCAAAATTAGGAACAGGAAACATAGTAGAACAAGTAATTGTAGTATCTAATGATATTGCAACTACTGAACAAGCTGGAGTAGATTTTATTAATAAACTTTTTAATACAAGAGATGTTTGGAAACAAACTTCATACAATAATAACATTAGAAAAAATTACGCAGGAATAGGATTCCATTATGACCAAACTAGAGATGCTTTTATTGCACCTAGACCATTTAACTCTTGGATATTAAACGAAGATACTTGTAGATGGGAAGCACCAGTTGCTATTCCAGTAGATGAAAATATGTATTCTTGGAATGAAACAACTTTATCTTGGGATTTAATAGAAATATAGTATATTAAAAGACGAAAGGAAGGAAATTGAAGGAAGTAAACAATAATTATATTTTAAATAATTTTTCTTATATAAAAGAAAATCATAATCATTTTATTGAATACGCTAATTTAGCACACGAAAGATTTAATTTTGCATACGGAACTAGAACTGATTTTAAACAACAATCATCTACTTGGTTTTATAGATATTATAACATTACTTGTTTAACTGTTGGTTCTGAACTTTATTATAAATTATTTTATGATTTACAAACTTTAATTAGAAAAATCTGCAAACATAAAAAACCTTTGTGGTATCAAAGCTGGTTAAATTTTCACAAACCTAATGAAGTCTTAAATTGGCACAATCATAAAGATTGTGTTTTTCATGGCTATATATCAATAGACCCCAAACAAACTGAAACTCAATTTGAAAGTTTTAAAATAAAAAATGAAATAGGAAATGTTTATATTGGAAAACCTGAAATGCTACACAAGGTAAATGTTTTAGAACCATTTGATGGCAATAGAATTACAATAGCATTTGATGTTATTGATGAAAATAGTATAAATGATATGTATAAAAATTTTGGAAAGATAGATGTTAATACAGGTTTTATTCCAATAATGTTATAATTTATAATAAAAATTTTAAATGATTGAATCAAATATTAATGGAATATTCCCAACACCTATTTATATTTCTAAATTAAATAGAGAACTTACAAATAAAGAATTATCATTTATTGATAAGAGTAAATTAGATTCTTATAAAAATGTAGGAAATACAACCTCTAATTATAACTATATACTTAACAATAAATCATTTAAAGATTTAAAAGAAAATTTAGATTTAATAGTACAAGATTATTTTGATAAAGTTATTTCACCAGCTAACAACATAACTCCTTACATTACTCAATCTTGGTTAAACTATACTGAAACAAATCAATATCACCATAAACATTCACACCCTAACTCATTAGTATCAGGAGTATTTTATATTAACTGTAATGAAGAATTTGATAAGATTAAATTTTTTAAAAATGATTACCAAACTATTAAACCAGAAATAAAAGAATATAATTTTTGGAACTCAGAATCTTGGTGGTTTCCTGTAAAAACTGGAGATATAATATTATTCCCTTCTTCATTAACTCACATGGTAGAAACTAAGCAGGGAGATAACACTAGAATTAGTTTAGCTTTTAATGTATTTATAAAAGGAACACTTGGTAACAATAAAGATTTAACAGAATTAATATTATGATAACATTTATACTTGGAACTATCTTGGGAGTTTATTTAGGTTGGAAATACGAGTTAGCAATTAACGACTTCATACAATCAATTAAAATACATTTAAACATCAAGTAGTCTTGATTTTTGTTGCAACGCAACATATATATCCTAAAACTAAATAGGAGAATAAAATGTTTACATTTAAACTACCGACTTACGAAGAACTAAAACAAAACTACGAAACATATTTAAAAGATGTTCAAAAGTTTTACAAAGACTTCTATTCGGACATACAAAAGACTTTTAATAAATAGACTTTATCTAAACTTAATTGTCTGATAAACAGACTGCACAATATTTAATGTGCATTTATAGATTAGCTGATGGCAGTTGTTGTCTTTTGAAGTCTTGCAAATGTACTAATAAAGACAATGACAAGAACTACCAACGAAGAACTAATAATATTAAAGGGGCATATCACAGGACTTAAAAACTCAGTTAAAGTTTTATCTTCTTCAGTATCAAAGCTGGAAAGACAAATGACTAATTTGTATTGGGCGATTCTTTGTGGGCTTGGTTCTTT